CAAAGAATAGATTAAAAGATAATAGTAAAAAAGAAAATAAAGATACTAACGTATCTTTACCCGTTGGAAACGGACAAGCGTTTTCTGATAAATCTGGTGATAAAGAGAAATCTTATAAAGTTGATATGACAGCTTATTCACCAGATGTTCAAAACCTTTATGACTTATGGAGAAATCTCGGATCACCTATCAAGCAACATCGAAATGGCAGTAAAACAAATCATGATGCAATTTGTGCTTTAAAGAAGGCCGTAAAGCTTCATGACCCTGATAAGATTGCCAATGCCATGCTATTATACCACAAGATTATCAGTTCCGCTCAAGATTATAAACTCTCAATGAGAGCCCCAGGGCACCTTATTGGCTTAAACGAGTTTTTCCGATTTTCAGATTTCACAAGATCACGCATTGATAAGAAAAATTGCGCTTATGATATCCAATCATGGTTCGATGAATGCATGAAAGGAGAAGTCTACATTGACAGGATATATGCTAAACATAAAGTAGAAAATACCGATCCTGAAATAACCACTCAATTAAAGAAATACTGGAAAACTTACATTAGTAAAGAGGTGCCACAATCACCGGGGGACGAAGATTGCTTCAGACTTGCTGCAACAAAATTCAGGAAATTTATAAAAAAGAATCGTAATAATGTTGCTTTACATGACAATATAGACATCAACAATTTGCCTCGAGATTCAAAATATCTTTATGAGGCCATTATTGAAAAGACAGATAATTTAAAAATAGTGACACCAGCTTGGCTATGTTCCGATGTAATGTTTAAAAAGCGTTTCCCATCTTATTTATACCACCAAGGAATGATGGACAATGATTTTGACGATGATGACGATGACCAGTCAGATTTTGTTAACCAATTACACGAAATGTATGGAGGGTAAATGACTTTTACAAGGCATGAAATATTACAGGGTGATATTGAAAAGAGAATTATTACTGGCCTGATTGTTGACAATAAATTTTGTAGGGATGCAATCCCGATTTTAAGGTTAAAGTATTTTCAAATTGATTATGCAAGAAGGGTAGTCCAATGGATTGATGAGTATTATAAGAAGTATAAAAAAGCCCCGGGCAAGGACATACAAGCCATATTTCAGGCAGAAGAAAAAACGATGAAAGCTGCTGAGGCCGGAATTGTTGAAGAGTTTCTGAAAGAGTTATCAACCCAGTATGAACAAAAAGAAGTTTTCAACTCAGAATATTTACTCGACCAGACATACAAATATGCCGAAGCCCGATCATACGAAATTTTAAAAGAACAAATTGAAGGCGGTTTATTGCAAGGCAAACTTGATAAAGTGTCTGATGCAATAAGAGGTTTCAATAAAGTTGCCAAAGAAACCTCTAGATGGGTCAATCCATTTGATAAAAAGGAAGTAGACAAAACACTTGATGATGATAGTTCCGACAATCTTTTTAAATTGCCCGGTGCTTTGGGTGATCTAATAGGAACCCTGAAACGGGAATGGTTAATTGCGGTCATGGGACCGATGAAAAGAGGAAAGAGTTTCTACGCTTGGGAAATTGCCTATCATGGTTTGATTGCACGATTAAAAGTTGTAGTCTTTTCACTCGAAATGAACTCAACTCAATTTAAAAAGAGAATCTATAAACGCATGACTGCCATGGCGGAGTATGGTGGTGAGTATGATTATCCTGTTTTTGATTGCCTACATAATCAGGATGGGGCTTGTTTAAGCGAAAAGAGACAAAATCGGAGAACATTAATCAGTGAAGATGGTACTCTTCCAGAGTACACTCCGAATAGTAAATATAAGCCATGTGATTGGTGCCGTCGTAATAAATCTCCAGACTATGCCTTATCTTGGTGGTGGAAAACCCAAAAGCAAAAACAAGATTTATCCACAGAGGCTATTGCCAAAAAAGTAAAAACCTTTAAACAACTTTATGGAAATAATTTGAGGCTCATGTGCCACCCGCCTTTCTCTGCAACTTTCGATGACCTCATTTCCGATTTGGACAATTTAGAATATACTGAAAATTTTATTCCTGACATTATCCTAATTGATTATTTTGATATTACTGCAAAGACAAATGATGATGAAAGAGCGGATGCCAATATAAAGTGGCAAAGAGGTAAAAATCTCGCCGGAGTCAGAAGAGCTTTAGTCATTAATTGCAACCAGAGTAACAGAGATTCAATCGACAGAAAAAATATTGGGCAAAAAAATACTGGTGAAGATATCAGAAAGCTCGCCCATGTAGACGCCTTATTTGTTTTAAATCAATTACCATCGGAAAAGAAAGAAGGGAGGATACGCATTGATACATTAGTTCACAGGCATGATGAGGCGTCAGAAAAAGGGCAGGTAATTGTATTGCAACAATTGAAATTAGGACAGCCGTTCCTTGATAGTGAATGGGAAAGCAAACGGAAACGTAAAAAGAAAGAGGAGGAATAAATGTTTACCATAACAAAGATAATGGAATTTGAAGCGGCCCATTGTTTAACAGGCCATAAAGGAAAATGTAAAAATGTCCACGGGCACAGTTACAAATTAGAAGTGACGGTCGGTTCCGATACATTGGTAGACGGAATGGTTATGGATTTTGGCGATCTGAAAAATATGATGAAATATGTCGTCGATAATTATTTCGATCATACTTTTATAAACGATTGGTTCCCAGGATACCCAACCGCAGAAAATATGGTCTGGTGGATCAAAGAACATTTAATGGGGCAATTAAAAAATTGTAAATTGGTAAGTATCCGTCTTTGGGAAACATCAACATCCTATGCTGAGTGGAGGAAATAAAATCGCCATGAATACATTAAATGTGCACTCAATCTTTCCGAGTATCAATGGTGAAGTCAACGCCTATCACCAAGGCAGTCTTTGTACATTCATCCGGCTTGCGGGTTGCCCGCTCCGATGCTCCTATTGTTTTGGGGTTGTTTCTGGTAGGCACATCCCTAAAGTTATTTTATCTGAAAGACCAAATAAAAAAATATTTGATGTAAAAATAGGAGATAAATTATTAACATTTAATAACAAGAAGGAATTGGTAGAAACAGAAGTAACAAATCTTGTTATAAGAAAGGTTGATTCTTGGTTAAGAATCAAAATTGAGAACCATGAATATTTTGTAACAGAAGAACATCCATTTTTTACAACAAAGGGTTTAAAACAAGCAAAAAACCTACAGGTGGGAGATGAAATTTATCATTCTCATTTTAAGGACAAATTATCTTTTAAAATGAGGGGAAATAAAAACCCTATGACAAATGAAGATGTTAAAAAAAGAGTATTTGAAAATACCGATTATAAAGCAATTGGTAAAAAAGTAAGCACCACCATTAAGAGAAAACAAGCCGAAGGAATTTACATATCGTCTTTTGATTCCCTTTCAAAAAATGCTCAAAAAGAAGTGAGGGAAAAACTTTCTTTATCTAAAATGGGAGATAAAAATCCTAATTGGAAAGGTGGTATAGCTCCTAATTATGAAAAATTAAAACAACAAATAAAAAAAGGGAAAATAAAATTTTGCTCCAAATGTTTAGAACCCAAACCTTTAGATGTCCACCACAAAGATAATGACCATGAAAACGATGCTTCGGAAAATTTAGAAATTTTATGTGAATCTTGCCATTACACTATACATAAAATTGGTTATAATTTTTGGAAAAATAATAATAGGGTTGACGGTAAGAGATTAATAGCGATGAATGGGTTGAAAGTTTTATCTATTAAAAAAATTAATAGAAATAATTTTCCTCCATCTATCAGGCCCAAACCTCTTAAAGTATACAACCTATCCTGCAAACCCTATAATAGTTTTTTGATTGACTATATGTGGGTTCATAATTGTGATACCGTTTATGCCCAAGATTCAACGGCAGGGAGGCAAATGACTGTAGAGGAAATAGTTAGCAAGGTTGTCGAGCATGGAGCGAAAACCCATTGCATCACAATTACGGGTGGGGAGCCATTATTGCAGCAAAATGAGTTGATATTTCTGATAGACCAATTGTGGGGGAAAGGATATAAACAGATATCCATTGAAACAAATGGCACATACAAAGTTATAACTTGGTGGCCAGTCTGTTGGGTGGTGGATTATAAAACCAGTTCCAGCAGAATGATGGAGCACATGTTATTAAGCAATTATAAACAACTCGGAACTCATGACTGCATTAAATTTGTCGTTGCCGATAAAAAGGATTTCAGTGATGCCATTCATCTCATAACCAGTCAAGGCATTACTAAACCCGTTCTGGCCTTTTCACCCGTATTCGTTGATTGTGAACCAATCAATGTTCCTTTACTCCTGCAGTGGATTATGCAGACAGAGGCGCTGGCAAATCTGAAGGTGGTCATGAATATCCAAATCCACAAAATAGTGAATCTGCCATGACAGAAAGAAAACATAAACAGATGAGGGCACTCGTGAATGACAAAGCTATCGGATACGATGATTCATCTGATATGCTGAGGGATATTTTAATGTTTCATTTACCCCATGTCCAATATCAAGACCGTTCGCACGCTGCGGATAATATGAAGGAACAATTATTACAGTTTTCTGAATTTTTAGAACTTGAATACAACGCAACGAAAAAGGCCGGTAGAAACAGAGTAAGAGCACTTATAAAAAAGATTCATAGTTTTACAAAGGTGTTAGATTTTTGCAAATCCAACGGAGCCATACAAATACAGATATATAACCTAGTATTATCACTCGAAAAGTTGGGATTGTTGCATGGATTTGGTATGTCAAATATATGGGGAGACAAATTGAAAGGAGACCCCGAACGAAAAAGTTTGTATGTAGCCCAACAACTTTTTGAAAAATATGATACAATAAAAATAAAGAACAGAAATCAAAGGGAGGTAATTATGGAAGTGAATTTTAAGGATTTAAGAGCGGCGGTAGTTAATCTCAACCAGTCAAAACTTATCAAGAAGTCGATCCCATTGGTGGCCTTGCCAAAAGAAAAGATTTACGAACAGTTTATGGAGGCAATGGAACAGATCGAAGATGATCCCGAAACCAAAAATTTCCCGACTGGTGCAGAGATTGCGTTAGAGTATTTTAACAAAATGGTGGATATCGAAAAAAAGGAGGAAAAACAAGAAATGACGAAGAAGATTGAAGCAGCAAAACCGGAGGCGAAGAAAGCAAAAGCCAATGGCAAGACCAATGGTAAGGTGAAAGCCGATGCCAAGGCTGATACCAAGGCCGATGCCAAAGCAAAGAAACCGGGAAAAGAAACCAAGGTGAAGGAGCCGAAGCCGAAAAAAGAAAAAGTGGCCAAAGAGCAAGTAACGAAAAACAAGTATGGCCACAGAGACGGTTCTCAGGCAGCATTAATTGACACTGCTTTTGAGAAGGGTGGAACGTTTGAGTCCTTTGCCAAAGAACTGAAACTGACCGAAAGCAGAATCAAGAGCCACTATCACCACATGGTTAAAGAAAAAGGAATCAAGTTCGTTGAAAAGGGCGATATCGTCCAGATCAAGAAATCGCAAGGATAATAATCAATGGACCTTAAAAAAACGGAGAAGTTATTTAAGGACGTAATGGAGCAAGGTTTGGGTCTGGATTTATCAGATCCAAACCTTGCTGAGACCCCAAAGCGATTTGCAAAAATGATCGCTACGGAATTCATGTTAAATGCCAAGGTCGATGACAAAGTCTTAAAGAAAATTATTAAGTCATTCCCGAACGACAAAGGATTTGATGAAATCGTATTGCTTGACAATATTCCTTTTGTTTCTCTTTGCAGTCATCACCTTTTGCCGTTCCCTGGCCTTGCATGGTTGCTTTATGTTCCTGACCATAAATTGATGGGTGCATCAAAAGCGTGTAGAATCATTAACTTCTATTCAAAGAAACCACAGCTTCAAGAAAACCTTTCTTTAGAAGTTATTGAGGCCGTGGTCAAACATATCAGGCCAAAAGGTGTTATGTTGGTCATGCGTGCCGTGCATGGATGTATGTCATGCCGTGGTGTCAAAACGGGTATGGGAGCAGGAATGATTACATCGGCTACCAGGGGTTGTTTCAGAACCAACATTGATACCCGTCTTGAGGCGTTGGAGTTAATAAAATTGTCAAGAACATTTGGAGGGTAAAATGTCTACTACTGAAATAATTGTTCGCACACAATTTGAAGGGTTTCATTGCTGGCCGGAAGCACCTGATGATGTGGGCTTTTTAAAGAACCCACATCGTCATATCTTTTGTGTTGAGGCAGCATTTTTTGTATCTCATGAGGAAAGAGAGTTAGAATTTTTCCAAGTCAAAAGGCTCATTGATTTATATTTGGTCGCAAACCCCTTTCCAATGAGATCGTCATGCGAGTCTATGGCAAACAAAATATTGGCTCACTTCATTAACGGTGGATATCCTATCAGGTATGTATCTGTTTTTGAAGATAATGAAAACGGGGTAAAGGTGTATATATGAAAAAAAATCTCTGGTATTTGCCGTTGGAATATCTTGATAAAAGGTATACCCAACTGATGGACAAGCAACTTGACGCCGCATTTGAAGAGGTGGGTATTGATTCCGTTATTAAGGTGGTCGGAGAAGACCTGACAAAAGGAGTTATCCAGACAGGTGCTTTTCTGGATTCCGACGGAACCAATTTTTTCAAGTTCAGTCAGCTACAAAAAATATGTCAGGCATTTCAACAAGGCAAGGTAAAAAATCGCGATGTCTTTTTTGTCAGTGACTTATGGTTCCCTGGCCTGATTGCTATTCCTTACATGGCAATGTTCCATAATATTGATATTAGTATTTGTGGAATTTTCCATGCCGGATCATGGACGACTACCGACTATGTTGCTCAACTTAAAAACTGGGCTCATTATGTGGAGATGGGCTGGTTCAAAATGGTGGATGCGATTTTCGTCGGGTCAGAATTTCACAAATCTGAAATATTAAGATGCAATGTTTCGGATGAACCCAACAAAATTTTCGTTACCGGATTGCCTTTTGATACAAAAGATATTGTCAATGAACATCGGATTGAACTCTGTAAACATAAAGAGGATATCGTTGTTTTCAACAGCCGTCTTGATGATGAAAAGCATCCGGAAGATTTTGATTATGTCGCCGATATAATATCCATGCGTTCACCTAATGTTCAATTTTTAAAAACTATGACCATGGATTTAAGTAAAGATGAATATTTCGATCTTCTGGCAAAGTCGAAAGTAGTCTTTTCCGCTGCCGATCAGGAAAATTTTGGATATGGCGTGCTCGAGGGTATTGCATTAGGCAACGCAATTGTGGTCCCTGATAGGCTTTCCTATTGTGAAATGTATCCGAAGTGTTTCAGATACGATACCATTGATGAGGCTGTTGAATTGGTTTGGAAATATTTAAAAAACCCAGTCAACATGTCTCTTATTGCAGAACAGTATGACAAATCTGCAATAAGAATTGCTAACAAAATACAAGCGTTGTTTTTTTAAAAGAGAGGTTCTTATGAAACAGAAAAAAGAAGTAACTTTGTTTTTGGATTCGGGTGCCCACTCTTTATATATGAAACTCATGTTACAGAATAATACTTTCAATGAAAAGGAGTATGACAAATACTTTAAAAATTACATTGAATTTATTAAAGAGAATGAAGAGGTCATTGATGTCTATGTTAACCTTGATGTTATTAACGACCCAGTCAGGTCAATGAAAAATTACAAATATATGGTTAAGCAAGGATTGAAGCCAATCGGCGTTGTCCATCCGGGAGAAGATCATAAATGGATTGACCAATATATTGACATGGGTTGTGAATATATTGGGTTGGGTGGATTAGGCCAATTCTTTACAAAGCAAAAATATTATCAGTGGGCAGACCCAGCATGGAGTGACCATATTTGTGATCGTGATGGTATGCCTAAAGTAAAAGTTCATGGTTTTGCAATGACTTCTTTGGACCTGATGTGGCGATATCCGTGGTGGAGCGTTGACTCAACATCATGGGTTCAGACCGGAAGATTTGGTGGAGTCTATGTCCCAAAATTTAGGAGAGGCCAATATGTCTATAACGAAAATTCATTAAAAGTAACCATTTCCAACCAATCACCGTCTCAAAAAGACGACGGCCAGCATTTTACCACTTTCAGTCCAATGGAACAAAAACAAATATTGAAATATTTTGACGAAAAAGGTTTTGCTGTAGGCAGATCTGAGTATCGTAAAGAAGATCGAAAGAAATACAAACTGAAAGACGGTGAAAGATGGGTGAACAGTATTGATGCCGAAGCTTGCAGAGACCTGATTGAAAATCTCGGGAAGTATGTCCCACCTGACAAACTTGCCATGAAAGATCTTGTGGAGATCATAATAGAACCGGGATTATCAAACGATTACAGATTGCGTGATGAATTGAACATCATATATTTTCTCGACCTTGAACGCAGTCTGCCCAAATGGCCGTGGCCATTTAAAGTAAAATCCAATAAGGGATTTGACCTGTGAAGATTTACTTTGCTGGGTTATCAGGAATCAGCAACATAAACCGGTTAAGGCAATGGATTAAAGCCGGTATGAAACAAAAATTAATCTCCTATTATGACATATCCACTGAAGATGGTAAAAAGGAATTTCAGGAACTACTGAAAATTAAAAAATGAAAGTATATTTTGCAGGCGTAGTCAGTAAAGAATTGGAAGGGAACTTTATTAAGAAAAAAGCTTCACGGCTCTTTTCCTATATTGATCTAATAGACAATACAAGAGGATATGGGGCAGAAAATCGATTTGAAGAGTTTGGCAAAGCAAAAAAGAAGAGGAAGAAAAAATGAAATACAATGAACTTTGGGAAATGGTATCTAAAATGAGGAGGGCAGAATCAATAATTCATGGTCTTACCCATTGGAGACGAGTCTGTGAAAACGGCCTTATTATGGCCAAAGAAACTGGAGCAAATGTTGAGGTGGTTGAACTCTTCGCTTTGTTTCATGACAGTTGCCGTTTAAATGATGATGGAGATTACAATCATGGGAAAAGGGCCGCTAGATGGGTTGCATCTATGAGGTCTTATTTGCCAAACCTTTCGGACGAATATTTTTTATACCTTTTGGAAGCAATTCGTTATCACACACATGTTATCAATACAGATAATATCCATATTGCAACATGTTGGGATGCCGATCGCTTGGATCTTGGTCGTGTTGGGGTAATACCAAAAGAAGAATTTATGAATACCGACATAGGTCGGGTAATCGCAAAAAGAGGAGGGAAGCGTGCGAATTTTTTTAGCCACGTGGCTTGAAGAAAATCAGGCAGTATCGTTAACAAATCAGGAGGCAAGGTATAGGCTAATGTCTTACTACTTCTTGAGGGAAATCAAAAACGATCCGAATTATATTAAGCGATATGCAAAGACGGGTATAGGTAAAAAATCGTGAGGGTATATTTTGCAGCCGTTGGAATTGATGCAATGGGGTGTATTGACCACATGAAGTCACCCAATCTGTTATTTTCATATTATGATTTGACAGTAGGCCCGACACCATTCAGAAAACAATCGTACAAAATTATCGTAGAGGAGATAAGAAATGAAAATAAAAAAAAGGAGAAAACAAAATGAAAATTAACAAAATGGAATTTTTAAATGCCTTGGAAGCAGTCAAAAGTGGTCTCGCCAAAAAGGATATTGTGGAACAGGCAACGCATTTCATTTTTACTGGCGAATCTATCCTGACCTACAATGATCGGATTTGTGTTGTTTATCCATTTGAAACAGATTTTTCCTGTTCGGTTCCATCAGAAGAACTTTATAAAATCATTTCCAGTACTGATGATGATACTTTGGATGTATCCTTGGTGGATAAAAATATTTCTATCAAGGGGAAGAAAATCAAAGCGTCACTGGCCACAGATACTGGTGACCAAATCTTGGAGCGTGCAAATCTCTTATCCTATAACAAAAGCCTTAAAAAGTCACAGAAGCTTCCAAAAGATTTTGTGGAAGCAATCACGATGTGTATGTTCTCCACATCGAAAGACGCCACACGACCGGCATTGACAGGAGTCCTGATTGATGGTGATTATATTGCATCGACCGACGGGTTCAGGATTAGTGAGTATAAGATGGCCTCCGGAATTGATAATGACGAAATCATTGTACCGGCCACATCAATTGTGGAATTAGTAAAATTTGAACCACTGAAATTTTACATCGAAAAGTCATGGGCATATTTTATCAATAAACAAAACGCCATCTTTTGTTGCATGATTATCATAGACAAGTTTCCTGATTACTCAAAATTTTTAAAAGGATTTGAGAAAGTGGAAATCACACTGCCCAAAAATACCAAACAGATGATTGAAATGGTATCTGTACTGGCAGTTGGTGACTTTGACTTGGAAAAAGAAATCACTGTCAAAATCGAGTCCAATCAGTTATCATGCAAAGGGCAGAACGCAAGAGGGTGGATTACCAATACAGGCAAGATTGAGTATGATGGTGAACCAATAGAATTTATCATCAACCCTTTGTTCCTCATGAAAATTTTGGATCATACTGCATCAATGTTTTTGGGGGACGGGAAAATCCTATTTACAGACCAGCATTTCAAACATATTATATCGTTGGTGGTGAAATGAAAAACAACAAAAAGGTTTATCTTTGTAATTGTGGCTGTGGGCAGCAAATAATTATAAAACCATACCATAAATATTATGGTATTCCTAATTATTTAAAAGGGCATTATTGCAAACTTAATCCTCCTCAAAATGCTAAAGGTAAGATCCCTTGGAATAAAGGGAAAACTGGTATATATTCGGAAGAAACATTACAAAAAATAAGAATCAAAGCAACCGGAAGAAAACAATCTTTAGAAACGATAGAGAAGAAAAAAAATAAAATGATTGGGAGAAAACAATCCGAGACCACTATTGAAAAAAGAAGAAAAACAATTCAACAATTGTGGGATAATATGCCAAAAAAAAGAAGAAAACAAAGAATTGATAAAGCAAAACAATCTCTTCAAATAGCTTCTAAGAAAAATAAGGGAAGAAAGCAATCAGAAGAAACTTGTAAAAAACGGAGCATCTCTGGGAAAGGAAAACACGATCATAATAGAGAACAAAACCCAAATTGGAAAAACGGAGCATCTTTTCTTCCTTATCCTTCAATATGGACAAAGAAATTAAGGCAAAGAATAATAAAAAGGGACAACAACGAATGCCAAAATCCAAATTGTTCAGGTAAAACTAAAATACTCTCTGTTCACCACATAGATTATTTCAAAGACAATTGTTCGGATTTAAATTTAATAACTCTATGTTGTGTTTGCAATAGTAAGGCAAATCATAACCGAAAGTTCTGGGAAAAAACCTATACTACAATAGTGAGATTAAAATATAAAGAAGAAGAAATAAGGGTAGCCGCATGAAAAATAAATATTTTTGTCACCTTCATGTCCATAACGAGTACTCGATATTGGATGGGTTAGGAACTGCAAATCAATACGCGAAAAAAGCAAGGGAAATAGAGTTCAGGTATTTAAGTCTTACAAATCATGGCAACATTGACGGCCTGATCAAATTCCAAAGAGCTTGTAAAGAAAATAATATCAAACCAATACTGGGTTGCGAAGCATATATTGTTCCCAATCTCAATAAAAAAGAGAAGGGTGAAAAAAGAGGTCATGTCACTCTACTCATTAAAAGCCAACAAGGGTTTGAAAATCTCTGCAAGATGTTAAGTATGGCAAATCTTGAAGGGTTTTATCACCGGCCACGAATTGATTATGATTTACTGTATGATAATTGTAAAGGTCTGGTGATTTTATCAGGATGTTCAGAATCCTTTTTGAATCATGAAGGCGGAATTGATTTGTTTTATGACTTACATAAAAAGATCAAAGACGACCTCTATCTTGAACTCATGCCGCATAATTTCAAAAAACAAAAAGAACTCAACAAGATTTTGCTTGACATTAAAAACGAAACCGGCTTAAAAACAGTCGCCACTAATGATTGCCATTATATTGAAAAAGAACATTCTGTAACTCAAGAGGTATTATTGGCAATACAAAGCAAAGCAAAGTGGGACGACCCTAATCGGTGGGAATTTAATGTGACTGGGTTGCACTTAAAAACAGCCGATGAAATGATAGACGCCTTCATTAAACAAGATACGCTTTCGGATAGTCAAATCAATAAGGCCATGATTAATACAATTGAAGTGGCAGAAAAATGTGCAGAATTTGAAATCAAAAAGCAATCCATTTACCTGCCCAAAGTCCCTGGTTATAATCTGAATAATGAAGATGAAATATCAAAATTTTTATACAACAAATGCCATAAACAACTGAAGCGTATAGAACAATTTGCACCCTATGAAGCATACCTCAACCGACTTGATGCCGAGTTCGATTTGATTGAAACAAAAAATTTCATACCCTATTTTATGATTGTATTTGATCTTGTTAAGTGGTGCAGAGAAAATGAAATCATGGTCGGACCGGGCAGAGGATGTTTTACTGGTGATACAAAAGTGTCTCTTCTTAATGGAACTGAAATGTCTTTTAAAGAACTAACAACTAAATATAAAGATAAAAAGTTTGATGTCTATTCTTGTACTAAAGATGGCAAAATCGTTGTTGGTAAAGCAAAAAATCCAAGAATTACAAAAAAAGTAGATAAAATATGTATAGTGAAATTAGATAATAATGAGGAAATTAAATGTACTTTAGATCATAGATTTTTAATGAGGAAAGGAAAATACAAAAGAGCAGATAAATTATTGGTTGGTGATAGTTTGATGCCTTTATATCGTTATTACAATAACAAAGACGGGTATGAAGAATATTTTGATTTAATGGGTAATAGAAGAAAATTAACTCAATACATGCTTTTTGATAAAAAAAGAAAATACATTGTACATCATAAAAATTTTAATAAATTAGATAATTGTCCTGAAAATCTTGAACAAATATTAAAAGGGGAACATACTAAAATACATAATTTTGAAAGAAGAGATGAAATAATTGAAAGGAATAAAACAAAAGAACATAGAGAAAAAGTATCCATTGGCAGAAAAAGATATTTTAAGACAGAAAAAGGCATTCAAGAAAAACAACAAATAAAAAAAAGGATGACAGGACGGATAGTTTCAGAGGAAACCTGTAAAAAAATATCAGCATCTAAAAAAGGAAAACCAGTATGGAATAAAGGCAAAAAATTAATTAACGGGAAATTTTTAAATCATAAAGTGATTTCAATTAAAATTATAAATAAAATATGTAATATGTATGATATTGAGGTAGAAAAATATCATAATTTTGCATTGTCCTCAGGAGTATTTGTTCATAATTCGGTAGGCGGATCTTTGGTTGCTTATTTGTTAAATATTACTGCAGTTGACCCTTTGCGTTATGACCTGTTGTTTTCAAGATTTATCGCTGAAGACAGAAATGATTTGCCTGATATTGACCTTGATTTTGAGGATTCCAAAAGGCACTTTGTCCGTGAACATCTTGAAGAACTTTATGGTAAAAATAACATAGCATCTATTTCTACATTTCTATCCATGAAAGGAAAAGCAGCAATAAGAGATGTCGGCAGGGTCTTTAATGTGCCTCTTAAAGAAGTCGATGAATTTGCCAAATCTATTGTTTATGAAGAAGAAAATAGTATCGAAGAGGCATGTACAAAAACAGAAATCGGCAGAGTTTTTGACAATAAGTACCCCAACGTTTGTGATCATGCAATTATTTTAGAAGGCACTATCCGTGGCAATGGCCAACATGCCGCAGCGGTTGTTATTTCTGCCGATGATTTAAGAAAAGGGACAAAAGGCAATCTGGTTAACCGCAACAATATGATTGTTTCAAACTGGGATATGGAAGATTCCGAATATATGGGCTTAATGAAACTCGATGTCCTTGGTCTAAACACATTATCCATTCTCAACGAGACAAAAAGCCTGATCAAACAAAATCATGGCGTTGAAATTAATTATGAAAAAATCCCTCTAGATGATCAAAATGTCTACCGTGAAATATCGGTAGGCAATAATGTAGGTGTGTTCCAAATCAATACTTGGGTGACCACTAAAATGGCAAAAGAAGTTATGCCTGATTCAATCGAGTTATTGAGTGATGTAATTGCTTTAGTCCGACCGGGGGCGATGGATGCAGGAATGTCAGACCTTTATGTTAAACGCCGAAATGGTAAACCATGGAAAAAGAAACATCCGACGTATGAAAAAATAATGAAATCCACCTACGGAGTTATGATCTATCAGGAACAAGTCATGAACGTAATTCATGAGGTAGCCGGTCTATCATATTCTACAGCAGATAAAATCAGAAAAATCATCGCTAAAAAACAAGATACAAAACTTTTTGTACCCTTCAAAAAGGCTTTTATTGAAGGATGTCTGAAACAAAAGACACTGAATAAAAAAGAGGCAGAAGATTTTTGGGAAGCGTTGCAAGCTCACGGCCATTACAGTTTCAATAAGTCCCACTCAACAGAATATGCCATCATAGGATACTATTGTGCCTATGTTAAATACTATTACCCGACAGAATTTATTTGTGCCAATTTGATACACGGAGCAGAATCGAAAAAAGAAGAGCTGATTGAAGAATCAAAAAGATTAGGGCTAACTTTGATACTACCGAAAGTGGGTATTTCTGATGCCTTCAAATGGATTGCTAAAGATAATAAACTTTATGTTCCTTTTGTGGAAATCAAAGGCATTGGAGAAAAGACAGCGGAAGAATGTACCAAGATCAAAACAAAACAGCAGAAACAAAAAGGATTCTTTGAAACAAAAGATACTAATTCGAGTCCTGAAAAGAAAACAAAAATCGAAAAGATTTTATATACAATTGGTGCATACGGAAATGAACCAGAAGATAATGTCTCTGATTATTTTTCATTTTCTATTTCCAATGTAAAACCACCAAAAAAATATCATGGGTCAATCATGCAACGTTCAATACAACCCAACGAAAGAATTTTATCTTGTGAAAAATGTGAACTGTGTACCGAATGCTCCGCACCAGTTTTACCATCACCGGGCATTTTCAATATTATGATTTGTGGAGAAGCACCGGGCAAAGATGAAGATGATAGAGGTGTCGGGTTTGTAGGGCGATCTGGTAGAGACATTTTATGGCCTGCTATAAAACAGTACGGATTTACAAGAAATGATTTTCATATCACTAATGTATGCAAATGCTATCCAGGGAACATAAAAACACCCACCCAAGAGCATATTACAAAGTGCAAGAAGTGGATTGACGCCGAAATTAAATATTTGAAGCCTGCAATTATCCTTGCCTTTGGGAACACATCGTTAAGAGCATTCAAGCATAAGGAATCAGGCATTATAGACCTATCTGGTAAGATAGAATGGAACGAAACATATCAGACGCACTTTTGTTGGTGCATTCATCCTTCTTCTGTGTTGCATAATCCATCAAACAAAATATTATTTAACGATAGTATCAAAAATTTTATTGATAAAATAAAAGAATTGGGAGGCATTTAATGAAACCATTACATCTCGAGTATCGACCAAGGACATTTGACGAATACATTGGCAACCCAACACTCGTCAAAAATATCAAAAGTGTTTTAAATCGAACGCAAACTTTTATGTTGCATGGAATGAGGGGGTGTGGTAAAACAACGCTTGCCCGTTTGATTGCCAAAGAACTTAAAATTCACGACATGGATATATACGAAATAGATGCAGCAGATAAGACATCTGTTGACGATGCCCGCCATTTAAAGTCCACCGCTTATTTATCACCACTTGCCGGAAAAAATAAAATTTATATCATTGATGAGTGCCACCGGTTATCATCAAATGCAATGGATTCTCTACTCAAGGTTTTTGAAGAACCACCCAAATCATGTTATTTTGTCTTATGTACCACCGATCCAAATAAGGTAACAGAAACTATTAAAAGCCGGTGCAAATCTTATGAGGTAAAACCACTCAACTATGACGCATCGTGTGAACTCATTGATTGGATTTGTGGTGAAGAAAAAATTGATTTATCACAAGCAATCAAAGAACTGATTGTTGATGAATGTAATGGAATCCCAAGAGAAATTGTAGTTGCAATCGACATGCTCAGAGACATTTCTGACATTGAAGAAGCATCTCAATTATTAATGACAGGTAAAACCGATCCAAAAATTATTGACCTTTGCCGTATGCTTCTGAAAAGAGACAAGTGGGTAAATATTGCACCCATTCTCAAGGATATAAAAGAAGAGCCTGAGTCAATTCGATATGCCATACTAGGCTACATGTCATCTGTGTTACTTAATGGCAACAATACTCAGGCTCCTGTTGTTATCAGTTGCTTTGCCGAGTCGTTTATTTATTCAAAAAGAGCAGGTTTAATTTTGGCCTGCTATCAGTCAGTTTTATAGTAAATATGATATAATAATGAAAAGGAGGAAGGAAGAAATATGTCTGATTATAAGGATGATATCAAAATAAATCAGTATCGTTTACATGAGGAAATCATTAACCAACCCGTCCTGTATTTGAAATGGGCAGAAAAAGCAGCACATGCAATGGCAAATAGACTGACCTTGGAGAAACAAAAGAAAGTTATAAGGGCGGAACTCGACAGTCAGTATCGTTTAAAACTCGAAAAAACGAGTGAAAAGATTACTGAAAATCGTCTAGACGCTTCTATACGCACTGATAAAAAATATATAAAAATCAGTGAAGAGTTAATCAATGCCATTGAAGAAGAGGCCGTCATGATGGATGTCAAGTGGGCTTTTCAACAGCGTAAAACATCTCTTGAATTGTTACAGCAAGGAATTATTAATGGCCTTTATGCCGACCCGACTGTTAACACACAGAAGGCTTTAAGAGACAAATTGAATAAAAAGGCGGAATGATGGGTACATATATTTCATACACAATACTTGCTATTTTTGTTTTAATAGCAGGATATATTTTGTTTAGGCTCTTGACTTTTGGTATGTTTAAAAGCTACTTTCAGGCCAAGAGCGAATTTTTAACACTGTTGCATAAAACAAAGAAGGAGAATGGTGATGTCAAAAAATAGTATGAGGGAACAGTTAGCAAAACGTCTCAAAGAAAATCAGGAACGCAGTGAATCATTTGGAGGAGGTTTACTTTTCAAAGATGAGGATGCAAAAAAGGCAATATGGAAATGTAAAGAAGGTAAACACATCATTGACATTTTGCCTTATGAGGCGGGTCGCTTTGACCCCAATGCAAAAAAAGGAGACATGCAGTATGTCTTTGAGTATTATTTCCATGCAAATTTAGGTCTGGATGGAAAGCAACAGGCCATGTGTTTAAATAAAACCTATAATAAGCCGTGCCCAATTTGCGAAGATATTATCCGGATGCAAAAAGATGGAGAGGATGAGGCAATAATCAAAGCACTCATGCCCAAACGTAATCCCAAATCTATTTATAACATCCTTTGTTGGGATAAAGGCGAAGACAAGAAGGGCGTCCAATTGTTTATTGTATCCCATTGGTTCATGGGTAAACATCTTCTTGAACTTGCCAGTGTTCCGATACGAGAAGGTATGGAAAATGAACTCGACCCCATCATTCCTTTTATGGATCCTGATGAAGGTAAATCGGTTTATTTCAGGCGTGAAGGTGAAGGGGCAAATGATACCCGTTT